TAATAAATAGTTTGCGTTTTCTGAATTGTAGTTTAATTTATGCTTCATATTATTCAATTATTTTTGCTCCGTGTTCAAGATTTATTTTATCTGATGCTGCAACCATTTTTGGTTTGTCTTTTGAGTAGGCAATACATACTTCTTGAATCTTTGTATAGTCATTAAAATCAAACTCATTTAGAAGCCATTTAACGAACTCTAATTTATTTGCGACTAATTTATCTCCCAAATCTTTTTCGTCCACCTCTTCGACTTTCTGATAGTAATTCGTTTCAATTTCTATTAGGTCATCGATTGTTTTCTTTACATTGTTTTTTGTTCTATGCCTAAATAGTCCAGATGCTTTTGCTTCTTCTAAAAAGTGTAGGTTTACAAATGATGTTATTATTGCACCACTTATTTGTTCTATTTGTTTTTCTGTTAATTCCATATCTTAAAACATTGTTAATTGTTGTTGATGTTCTTTTAATCTTTTCATTGCTGCATCAAAATATTCTTTATCTAACTCACAAGCTGTTAAATCATATCCTAAATTATGACAAGCCAAAGCAATTGAGCCACTTCCTAAATGCGTGTCAAGTATTTTATCATTTTCTTTTGCGTAGTTCATTAAAAGCCATTCGTATAATTTAACTGGTTTTTGTGTTGGGTGTATTTTACCACCTTCTGATTTTCTGTCTGACATTGTTTTATGTATAGAATACCTAAACACTTTTGCTGGTTTTTTACAATTAGTCCAAGCATATTCTGCACTTGCAAAATTATCAACTGTTTGGTGTTTATCCCAAATTAAAAAATACTCACTTTCTGGCAATGTAAAATTATTAGCACCCCAGATAATTAAATTTTTAGATACTCTAAATAATTCTTCAAAATACTCTGGAGATGGTTTTGTATCCCATTCGTTTAGTTTAGCACTTTTACAAAGTCTATTGCTTAATTCAACCCTATTGCCAAATCTTGCAATCCCATAAGGAGGGTCTACAATAGCAAGGTCAAAGTAATTATCTTTATACCTTGCCATTAAGTCCATATTATCTTCGTTTGTTATTTTCATTTTATTTTGTTGTTGAATATTTTTCATTAAATACGTTTTCGATATGTACTTTAAATTCAGATATTGATGTTAAATGTTCGTGTTTTGTAATAGCCATACCTTCATAATATTTGAAAATATAATCCATTTTATTAACATCCATTTGTGCTTTATTATAAGCTACATTAATTAATTCCCTTACACAATACGCTTGTATTTTTTTAGTGCTATATAACGAAACTAATCTACTAAAATTAAGTATTAAATATTCTGCAAATTTTCTGTTTTGAATTTTAGATTTACCTTTATTAAAAGTTGATTTTTTTCTAAAATAACAATTTATTATATTTCCAATTGATATATTGTTTGAGTTTTTAAGGTGTGCTTTATATACAGTATTATAATCTTTATTTGATTCTGAAAACGCTTTTAAATAATCAATTTTAAACCACGCTCTATTCCCATTATTTAAGTTTATAATAGCTTCAAGTAATTTAATTCTATTGCTTGTATCTATCCAATCAACAATATAAGCTGGTATTGTTTTTTGACCAATAAGCATTGCAGCTTGTATTCTGTGATGCCCCTCGATTACATCTCCAGTAGATGATATTGTTGGAGGTGTCATCCATCCGTATTTTAATATTTTTTCTGAAAAATCTTTAACGTGCTTTTCAACTGTATCTCTGTTTACTTCTGCTAATTTAACTTCACTTATTGGGTAATAAGCATTGTACTCTCCTCTTTTAATTTCTTGTGTGTTCATTTTGTTTTTGTTTTAATTATTAATATTTGTTTTGTTCGTACTTTTCCTCGTTATAATATCTCTTTGTTAATTCAATTTCATCATCAAGTAATTTATTTAAGTGCTTGTAAATAAAATCTGCATCTTTATCTGTTACTTCATACTCTTCATCTTCAATCCAAATGTTGGTATGTAGCACATCATCTTTTAAATGTAAATCAATTAAATGTTCGTCAGTATCTAAATACAAACTTACTTCATTTGGAAGCTGCTCATTGTACCAGCTATCTTCTGATTCAAATTCTGGTTGAATTATTTTAATAATGTTTTTTAGTTTAGTATCCATTGTTTTTTGCTTTTTGTATTTCTAATTCTATGTCGAATTTTAATAATTCTATTTCGTTTTTTAAATAGGTATTTTCTGTTCTACTAATTAAATATTCTATTCTGTCAAATCTTTCTTCCATTATCTAAATATCATTATTATCATTACTGCCAACCAAAATGTTAAAAACATAACCAGTAAAACCATTAATAAACCAAAAACTCTTTCAATACATTTATCAAATATTTTCTTTATCATATCTTAAATGTTAAAAATTAAACTTACTAATGTTCTTGCCGTAAAGTAGCATAAAACTGCTGCTAATAATGTTATTGTAATTTGTTCTGACCTTGTTAAATCTTTCATTTGTTTTTGTTTTATAAATTATTTAATTTTAAAGTAACCTCTTCAGCGGCTACAAAATTATTTCTCTCATATAAATCATTTCTTAAATTTAATAAAAATTCTTTGTATTCTAAATCTGACATTTTATTTGTTTTTAAAATTATTGATACACAAATCTAATACTTATTTACATATAAAAAAAACTTATTTACATTTATTTTTAATTTTAACATTTCTTTAACATTTAAACAAAAAAAAAGATAGCTATAAGCTACCTTGTTTATTTTCTTCTAAATATATTTCTAATGAAGCCAATGCCCTCCAGCATACTTTTGTTAAATGCAATATATTATCATCATCAATAGGGTTAATACTATGGTCTATTAAGTGCCGAACTAAAGCATCTTCATTGTCATTGCTTTTACTTTTATCCCAATGTAAATGCTTATTTGGATGATGTTGTAAATTACCAGCTAAACTACATTTAGATACTTCCTTTAATGCATTTGGAAAGTATTTAAGCACACCACTATAAACTGGCATAGATTTCCTTCTTGCTGGTGTTTTTTCTTCATCCCAACCCATTAACATTGCTTTTTCTAAACTATTCATAATTTATATATTTATTTTTGTTTATCGTATTCGTAAATCTTTGTGTATAAATCCCATATTGATTGATATGCTTGTTGCAAATCAAATTCCTTGCCTTGCATATAATACTGTGCTTTATGCCCTCTTTGATACTTTACCTTATAGTTTGCCCCAGATGGTTCTAAAGTTATCACAAAACCCTTATTAAAGCAATATGATTGTGCTTTATTATCGCAATTCTTAAATGGTTTTAGTTTATTTTTAATCTTCGCCATCTATATTTTCCCATAATTCAATAAACTCCAATGCTTTCTGAACACCTAACGCTTCGCAAGTTCTTTTTGCTTCAACCAAAACCAACCAGTATTCGTAAATATCATTTCTATCTTTAGAAGTAAAGAAGTTATCCAAACAGCTTCTGTATGCTATTCGATGTAATTGATTGCATTGTTCTTTGTTGTTCATTTTTATAGGTTTAAATCGTAAAATTCTTTGTTCTCTAAATACTTATAATAATTTTCAGTTGCTTTATTTAGCTTATCATATCCACCTTGTATAAATTCATCATCAAACTGAAAGAATCCAACCTCTTTTGTTTTTTTGTCAACAACAGCGTATTTAAATTCAAAGCAATCAAATAATTCTAAATATAATGCAGCTTGTAAATCATATCCATACATTAAAGCAGCTTCTTCAAAAGTATCAATATCACTTGTTGTTTTTAAATCGCATACAATACCAGCAAGAAGCATATCCGCTTTGCCTCTGAATGGTAAACCATTATAATATCCAACCGCTGGAAGTTCAAACGATGCGTTTTTAACAAGTTCTTGATATTCTTCATTCTCCAATACCGCTTCTGCAATTGATTGGCATCTGTTTAGTTCTGCTCTTGTGTAAACCGATTGTGATGGTTTTTCTTCAACTGCTAATTTATACGCTTTACTTCCCTTTGTGCTGTCAATTATTGTTAGTTCTTCAATCCTATGTGGTTCTAAAGCTAATAAGTGTATCAACCTTCCATCTCTGAATGGTTGTGGTTCTTTTGCCTTTGGCGGTTTATTTAGTTCCCTTACATATGCTTCTGGAGATTCAATCAAACTTTTACACATTGAACTGCTCAAAGCGTTTTTACCAAGATAACCATAGTAAAATGCGTCATCATCCATTTTAGAAAGTATATCTTTTAATTCAAATTCTTCTCCGTTTAATAGTTTAATTGTTTTCATCTTATTTTAGTTTTTTTGCTTTGTTTATGTTTAGTTCTGTTATCTCTTTCTTTACCCAAAAACGTTTTTTAAATTCTGTTGTTGCTGGAAGTGATTTTGTAAACCACTTTTGTTCAATTTCATTTAGGTTAAATAAATAGATTCCTTCTGGTGTGCTATTTATGTAAATTGGTATATCAAAGTTTTTATTTGATTCTTTTAAAATAGCATCGTATTTTGATTTCTCAAGTATTAATGTATCGTAATGTTTACGCCTACATTTTAACTCAATTCTATTTTGTGTTTCAATGTCGTAGCAATCCCATCTTGATATTGGATTCTTACTGTTTACTAATGTTTTGTAATGGTTTTTTGATAGCCATTCAAATAAATCTTTTTCTTTCCAGTTAGTCATATGTTGTAAATATAACAAATTTATTAGAAAGTATAATCGTTGTTTATAAACTCGGGTAATTCGTTGTTGTTTATCTGAAAGCTGAATGTTTCAAATGGTCTGTTTCTACTTCTTTTACATTCAACAGTTATCCAACCTTTGTTTGCGTTGTTCTTTTCTAACTTAATTTGAGTTTCTGCCTTTTTTTCAAGTGCTGAACCTAAATTTCCGCTTGGTTTGTCGCTCCCAAAGTTTTGATGTATTATTGTTGTAATATGACAATTTAGCTTTCCAGACCATTGCAATAGCTTTTCAGCAACATTGTTTGCTTGTTCCATATCGTTTACATTATTGCACAAATCGGCACAACCATCAATGCAAACTAAACCAATTTTTTCATCTTCAAATTTATCAAATAAAATATATTCAATAAAATCAATTTTACTTTGCCAACCCATTTCTCGCATTGCATAAATATGATAGTCATCATCATTTTGCAAATCATTCATCACTAAAGGTCGTCTTGCTAATTTACTAACGTGAAACTTTCCTTGCTCTGTATCAAAATGAATTATCTTTCTTCCTCTTCGATGCCCTTTTATTTTACCACTAAATTTATTTGAACCACTTTGGTAAGCTGATACAAGTAAACTTGTGAGAAAGGATTTACCGACTTTTGGGAATGCTTGAATAAATGAAAAGTTGCCATCTGTACCAATTGGAACTGGATATTCTGAATACGAACCATCAAAGTTTCTGTCTTGATATATTCCACAACTAATTGCAACTGGTGGATATTTAATAACTTCTTCAACATCAATACTTGAATCTTCTTCAAGTTGCTGCATCAACATTCTTGTTGCTTCTTTATCCTCCGCTGTTTTTATTTTGTTCATCATCTATATATTTCTGTATTTTTGTTTTATAAAATTTGCCAAGAATATTATCGTTTAGGAATTTATCACTTTCCAAAACATTCTCTTTGAACTGCAACATAGTTTCGTAATATGTCATCATTGTTCGATTATAGCAAATGTACATTATTTCTCGGTAACAATCTTCAACACCCCAAATTTTTGTGTGTATATTGCTTCCAGTATATTTTAACCAATTACTTTCAACGTATTGAATACGCTTTCTCTTATATCCTTTTAACGGTGGTTTAGTACGCTTATTAAGGAGTATCTTTTTACCAATATACAATTTGTCTGTTTTTAGATTTCGTATCTTATAAACGAACCCAATTGCTTTTAATGGTAAATCAGTTCTATCTTTTATAACTTTTC